AAAAAATAAATGAGTGAATACTACACTTACGCATATCTGCGTGAAGATAAAACTCCTTATTATATTGGTAAAGGTAAAGACGACAGGATTTATTCTACAAATAGAAGAATAAAACCACCAAAAGATAAAAGTAGAATAATATATCTCAAACAAAATCTAACTGAAGCAGAGGCATTCAAGCACGAAATCTATATGATTTCTGTCTTAGGCAGAAAAGATTTAGGAACTGGTATTTTAAGAAACAGAACTAATGGTGGTGAGGGTGCTTCTGGATGTATTCCAAGTGAAGAAACCAGAAAAAAAATAAGTGTGGCAAATAAAGGCGAAAATCATCCTAATTATGGTAAAACTACTTCAGAAGAAACTAAAAGAAAAATAGGTGATGCAAATAAAATAAGTTTGAAAGGAAAAAAAATTCCAGAAGAAGTGATACAAAAACAATCAAATACATGGAAAGAAAAATTAAAAAATAATCCAAGACCAATGTCATATTATACTGAAAATATAAAAAAAATGGCGGAAAGAAATAGAACTGATAAAGAAAAACATAAAAGACATAGTGAAATTATGAAAGGACGACCAAGTATTAATCGGAAACCAGTTCTTTATAATGGGAATGTCTATACATCTATGACTGAAACTATGGAAAAAACAGGACTTTCTAGATACTATATCCTTAAACAAGGTGGGAAATTCATTAGGATAGAATAATGGCACAAAAAGGATTTGGTCAGTACATAGACAGTTCATCCACATCGAGAGTTAGAGAACTTAAAAAGAAAATTGAAGAGCAAGGGAGTAATGACCCAGAAGATTTAATGCTCTTAATTATGGAATTTTTTAAAGAAGAAGTTTTATATCCAGAACCAGGAAAGTTTTATACTTTTATGTATAATCCAAAAACACCAGAAATAGAATATGACCAACACCCCTTAATTGCCTGCACCTCACTGGAGAAGTGGGGGTTTAAAGGAATTAATTTTCATTGGAGAAAGGCAAGGCAATATACTTGGGCAGAAGTCTCAGGAAAACTTCATGTTGTTAAATATAACGAACTTGATGAACTACTCACAATACCTTATGCAAAATTCCGTCTAAATAAATAAAACCCTTATGTCTATGTTTAGAAGAGAGCAGACATATATTTTAAACACCTTCATTAGTGTGGAGGTATTCTAATGGCAGACGGAAATCTTCCAGGTTGGGAACCTGTAATACAAATACAACAAGACATGTCCGAGAAACCTGTATCGGGAGAATATAAAGCAACTATTCCAGGTATTACAAAAACTGGAACCGGTGGAGTAGTCACACCAAAACAAACTCTCAAAGTAAATACTAACACATCAACTGGAAATTTTGATGTATATGAACCAAATTTGTTTGGAGATAAACCAATCTATAGTTATAATGCATCAAATAACAAAATAGTAGAAAAAGATAAAACTTTATATAAGCAATATTTTAGTGGAACTGCTGGTGCAGCACAATTAAACAATACAAACAAATTAATTAAAGAATCCACTTTAAAACTTGCAAAAAATGATGCAGGTTCAAATCCAACTCCAGAAAAGAAAAAACAACTAGACGATTTAAAAAAATCTGATGGTTATAAATCAACAGCAAATAAATCTTCAACAGATCCAAACGAAACCCCAGTTGGACCAGCAGAAACTGGAGAAGTATTTGGAGGAACAAAAACCACTGGTTTTGGTAGTCTTACATACCCACTAGATTTGGGAAAAACCAAACAAGATGTAATTAAATTTACAATGTTAGAATATAAACCATCTGGGACAGGAGCAACACAAAGAGCAGGAACTTCGGCTAGAAAAAGTTTATCGGGGAAAGAACTTCCCGAGGGTAGGATTAGTGCAGGAACTGTCGTTCTTCCAATTCCTAATGGAATCTCTGATACAAACTCTGCTGATTGGAATGACAATCCTCTGAATGCTTATGATGCAGCAATGGCAGCAGCTGCCTTTAAAGGTATTACAGAAGGTATTGGAAAAGGAGTAGAAGATTTAGGAAAAACTTTTACAGCAGCTGGAGGAGATGAAAATTTTAAAAAAGGTGGCGGGGCACTATTTGCCGGGGCAGCAACAGGTACCAATTCTGCTGCAATTTTATCAAGAGCAGAGGGTGTTGTTATAAATCCAAACCTTGAACTTCTTTTTAATGCACCAACATTAAGACCCTTTAGTTTTATTTTTAAAATGTCGGCAAGAGGTGAAGATGAGGCACGAGAAATTATTAAAATTTTAAATTTCTTTAAGAGAGGAATGTCTCCAATTAAAACCGAATCAAATTTATTCCTAAAAACACCAAACACTTTTAAAATTCAATATTTACATCGAAGATTGGGGGAAGGTGCTGATCACCCATATATAGGTAGAATAAAAGAATGTGCCCTGCAAAGTGTTACCGTCAATTATACTCCCGAAGGACAATACGCAACTTATTCTGATGGTGTAATGGTTTCTTATGAGATGCAGATGCAATTTAAAGAACTTGAACCAGTATTTAATAGTGATTATGATGGTTTAAAAGGAATAGGTTACTAAAATGTCAAATTACTTTCGCAGACTTCCAGATTTTGAATACGTTAGTAGACTTCCTGATGCTAAAATTGGGGATTATATTACAGTCAAAAATTTATTTAAAAAAGCAAAATTAAGAGAAGACATTTTTCAAGATATTGCATTTTTTCAAAAATATAAAATCACAGGAAATGATCGTCCAGATAATGTTGCCTTTGAGGTTTATGATGATTCATCTTTAGATTGGTTGGTATTGACATGCAATAATATTCTCAACATTCAATCAGAATGGCCTTTACCACAACAACAATTTGATAATTATCTTTTAGATAAGTATGGAGATTATGACACTCTTTATAGTGGCATTCATCACTATGAAACAGTGGAAGAAAAAAACAGTCAAGGAGTAACTATTGTTCCTGCAGGATTGAAAGTTGAATCAGATTATTCAGTATCTTATTACGATTACTTTATAGATTCACAAATCACAAAAACCAATTTAGTTACTCCTATTACAAATTATGAATATGAAGATAAACTTGAAGATGCAAAGAGAAATATTTACTTACTTAAACCAAGATATTTAAATATTGTTTTTGATGATCTTGATGAAATGATGGTATATGAAAAAGGGTCCACTCAGTATGTGAGTGAGAATTTAGTTCGCGGCGATAATATTAGACTTTACAGTTGATTTCTTTTAATTTTCTTCATTGCTTCTTTTGTTTTCTCTGATACTTTTTTCTTAAATTCTTCACTCATAGAAAGTCCTTTATTCCAAGGTATTCTTCCTTTAGTCTTTTCACTAATATTTTTTTTTCTTAATTCTAATATTTCTTCACTATAAATTCTATTTTTAGCAGCGTCACTCATTCTTTTTTTGGTATCATTGCTTCTTTTTTTGCCTCTTATAGCATTACCAATTTTTATTTTAGTTTCCTCACTCATTTTTCTATTTTTTGCCGCCAATCCCAATTTTATTTTTTGCTCCTCTGACATTGGTTTTCTTTTTTTAAAAGTTTTAAAAGACCCCTTTGATGGGACAAAACAAAACTTTGTAGTAGTTTGATATGCTCTATTAGAAAAGTGTGGATTTTCTACTACTTTATATTGTTCCTGCAAAATAATCTCGTCAATATATGCTTCTTCTCTTGTAATATAATCATCTTTAAGTATTATTTTTTGCGTTGGTTTGAAACTTTTATCACTAAAAGAACCAAAATACTTTATGTCTTTTTCTGGTAAACATTTACAAGTTCTGCTGCCAATATACCCTCTACCATATTCCTCATAGGAATAGTAAGTATAGTGATACTCTCTTGGAGTTTCCATAGTTCTACTCTGTAAGTCGCACTACTATTTATACAAAAAAGGTGCCGAAGCACCCTTTCCACCTATAATGCGACTTACAGGTATTGTTATTTATTCTTCTGCTAATTTTTGAAAATATGAGAGGGCATCATCCTCATCTTCATCAGGTTCAACTTTAGATACTGGTGCCTTATTGCGAGCATAAGATTTTTCCAATTCTTCAACAACACGATTTTCTGTTGTGGATGATTTTTGTTCATAAGAAGAATACTCATCTTCTTGTTCCATAACTTCACGAGAACGAGATGGGGAAGTCTTATTTCCAAGTACCATATTCATACGATTTTCAAGTTCTTCATATGACTTAAATTGATCTGGTGCGGTGACTGCTGCCAGAGAATACTCCTTTTTCCAGAGTGCTTCCATCGCATCATCATCATCAAGAAGTGGAGAAACACGATCAAATTCAGATTTGTCATAGTTCCAATATCCATCTTTTTTTACAATCTTCAGTTTGAAGTTTGCCCCTTCCCAAAAATCAAAAGGATTGATTGGTGATTCATCCTCAAATTCTGGTTGCATTGCTTCCATAATCTTATCAAAGATTTTCTTTCCATACTTAAACAGAAATACTTTACCTTCATTTTGAGGATTTGTCGGATCCTTTACGACATAAATGTTAGAGTAATAATTAAGTTTACGTTTTTGCTTACGAACAGTTTCTTTATTTGCTTCAGTTCCCGTATTCCACAGTTCCCGATTATACTCACCTAAAGGATCTTTACCACCAATAGTCGTCAGTGAGTTTTCAATATACCACCCACCATTTCCCTGAAATGCGTGTGAATACATCTTTGCCCAGGGAAGTTCCTCACCATCAGGTGCAGGTAGAAAACGAATCACTGCAAAACCATTACCAGTTTTATCAACAACTGGTTTATAAAGTCTTTCATCAGCACACTAGATGTAGTACTCATCTTTTCAACTTCTTTAACCAGTTTAGAGGTTAG